CATCCGGCAAACTTAAGATCCACACATTTAGCCCGATGCAGCCCGAAGAAAAGGTGCGTGATGATTTCATGTTCCCCTACGACCATGGAAGAATACCTATCGTGGCTTACGATTTTGAGATTACTGATCCCGGATTCTACTCTACGCGAGGGGTATCGGAGATCCTGGCATTGCCGCAGAGCATCCTGAAAATGCTATTGGATATGCAGATGGATTACATGATCTACTGCAACCGGCCGGTCTGGAAACCAGGGCCAACAAATCCAGGAGTAAATTACGAGAACCTCGAGATTGTTCCAGGCCAAGTGATCAACGCAGACGTAGTACCGCTTGAATGGCCGCAGCCCACAATCGACTTCTTCCAGGCACAAGAACAGATTCGTTCGGTCTGGGAACAGAGAATGGGATCGGCGGACTATGGTATTGGGAACGAAGAGCAGCAAGGCGAGGGGCACAAGACGGCCACCGAGATTGTCCAGCTCGGCGCGGTCAAAGAGAGCACGGCAACACTAAAGGGCAGGTTCTTCGGCGGCTCGCTTACCGAGAGCCTGAAAATGCATTGGTCGCTTGAACTGCAATACTGCAAAAATGATCTGAAGTACTTCTATCAACGGGAATACAAGCAGCTCGATCAAGGAGCATTGCGAGATTATTACCAGCTTGAGGTCAATGGCGGGAAGGACGGATACTCGCGCGAGAAGCATCTCCAAAAACTGATTCAGCTTTGGCAAACGTTCCAGCAAAGCCCGAATGTAAACCTACCAGAGCTTGTGCGCCTAATCCTTGAGAATGTCGATACTCAACTTGCGAAAACGCTATTCGTTCCGACTGATGTTGGCCAGAACGATCAGATGGAAAAGCAGGCGAACGAGATTAACGCAATGAAGCTCGGTTTTAACCCGCAACCTGACCCTGACGACAACCACATTGCGCATATCCAGGCCATTGAAGTATTTAAACAGTACGCGCGCGGCAACCCGCAGGCGCAGGTAGGACCGGATGTCCAGATCCGAATCATGCAGCACGAGGACGCGCATATCGCAGCCGAGAAACAAGAGAACCCGCAACAGTACAAGGCGAATAAGCCCATGCTGGACAAGATCACAAGCGACAATAAAGCGCTCGTTCACGCTATCGCTCGAACTGTTGAGCAAGCCCTCCGCCAGCAATCGCCAAATGGCGAACAAACATCAGCTGGACAGCCTGGGCCTCCGGGACCCCAACCCGGCGCAACCCAGGTACCTGCTGCGCCTCCGCCAGGTCCACCTATTGGATCGCCCACAGCAGGCATGCAAGGTTCGCCTCCGAGAACCTTTGTCTAGAATGACATTGATAGAGAAAATCAAACACTCAACGCCGAATCAGACGTTCCGGTACGGATTAATTATCGGGATGATCATCGGATTCGTGCTTCCGCATCTTTTAAGATGACGCTACTCGCTTACTTGATCTACCGACTCAAAGCCATCCACGTGATGATCGGCCTACGGACCGCGGTGTCATGGACCGAGCAAGACCGTGTTAATCTCAACATCTTTTTCAAAAGCCAGACCGGCCAACGATTTGTTCACTCGCTGCACAATCGCGCGATGGAAGTGACGCAGCGCGCCGTGTTCACCGGTGGCCGCGAATCAGCCCGCGGTTGGCAGGAAGCTTTTCTTTTTATTTGTCAGTCTTCAGCTCGCGACCCGCTGAAAGTGGTCGCCAATGACGGTCGTGTCTCATTGACCGAAACAAAGAACGAGACATCGGACACCGAAGAGGACAAGGAAAGCCTCTCTATCGGCAGTACGGAAGGATTAGGCTTTCCCATCGGATACCCAACAGGCTAATGAGCGAGGCTCTACGCGCACTTAACGACGGAGGTCAAACTTTCGAACCCGAACCTCAAGAGGGAGCGGAACTAGAAAGCCATGATTACCATTCTGTTGTCTCAGATGCACCCCAAGAAGGTGCAGAAGCTACTCCAGAACCAACCGCACCAGAGCAGGAGCTTCCTGTAGAGCGAAAAACGGAGAAGGAAAGAAAGCTCTCCAAATTCGAGCTTCAGAAAGCAGCTAAGGAACGGGATAAGCGCAGAGCTGATCAGGCTTACGCCAAGCTTCAGCAAGCAGAAGAGCAGAAGCGGCTTGCGTTGGAGGAGACAGCCCGCCTCAAAGCGGAATTGCAGCAGCAAGCTGAGAAAGCCCGTGTTCAGGCAAATCCGATCCTAAGGGAAGCCGTCGACCTAATAGATCAAGGCTATAAACCCGAAGACGTGGAAGCAGAGGCGCAACGTCTCGAAGCGAACGGCGACACGGAAGGCGCACGCGGAGCTCGAGCAATCGCAATCCAGATGCGCAACCATGCGCAAGCTGAGAGCATGCGCGCTCAGCAAGCTCAAGCTGAACAGTCTCAAACCGCATGGCGCAACTATCAGTTCGGCACCCCCGAATTTGATCAAGCCTTGGGAAACCTTAAACCAGGGAACCAAGAATTTGATGATGCGTGGGGAACCGTCGAGCAGGGAATAATCGATCGCTGCAAGACCAGCCAAGATCCGATTGATCAGGAGATAGCCAAAACATTCCGGGACCATAATTCCTCTTTTGGAAAGTCTATGGTCGAATTTTTGAATCGCACCCCGATGGGGAACGCTTTCAAGAAGTTCGCTCTCGGGATGTTGCCAGCCGTCGACATCGTTAAACAGAAACTCGTCATTGAACGCCAACAGGCGACTATTCAACAACTTACTCAAGAACTTCAACGCACCCGCGGATTAACCGCAATCGCTTCGAGCGCGCCCGCCGGATACACGAACGGCAGCTCAGACCCGCACCACCTAAGTCCAGATCTCTCGTATAACGATCTGATGAAGCTGGACATGGGAAAGTTCCGGGAACGCTTGCGTCGCGGGTTAACAGACTAACTTCATTATGCCAGTCACGATCCTTGCTGATAGACCGAACGAATTCGAGGTTTATTTCAGCCGCATGATGCTGGACCATGCAATCGACGAAGTGCACCTCGCCGATTTTGCCCAGCTAAGGCCTTTGCCGAAAAACAATGGGAACAACTCTGTTCGATTCTTTCGGATACCTATTGCGACCGCAGCCAATGTCCAGGCCGTTACCGAAGGTGTTCTGGTATCTGCCGCGCGGAAACTGGTCTTCGAGTTTGTCACGATCGGGCTTTCGCAATGGTACGATTTCGTGCAGGTATCTGACCTTTTGAATGATACGGAATTTAACGATACTGGCGAAGCGTGTTCAATCCAGTTCGGTGAAGAGGCAGCGCTCTGGTACGATCAGCAGATACGGGATAGAACTTGCAGAACCAACGCGCCGACGCCGACCGTTGCGCTGTCGACATTGAGCGCTCCATACGGTCTATTTAAACGCTACGTTGGTGGTGCAACCTCGCTTGCAACCCTTGACGCCGTAACGACATCAGCGGCGGCATTGGCCATCAAGAACATTATCCAGGCGACTACAAACCTTCGGATCAATAAAGCGCCCAAGGTAAAGAATGGACCCGCTAAAGGAAGCTACGCAGCAGTCATCAGCCCGCACGGTCAAGCCGATTTATTCCTGGAGACGAACAACTCTGCATTCATCCAAGCGGATGCATTTTCACATGGCGGTAAACAGATCCGGTCCGGGTGGATTGATAACCTTTACGGGATCGGCTTCTTCCTTACCACTGCCCCGTTTATCGAAAACCTGGCGCAAGGCGAGGGCGTCTACTCGAACCTGAACGTCAACACACTGGCGGCAGGCGCAAGTATCTACTCGTGCACCGTGACCGGGAAGGACGCGTTTGGGGCTACGGCCCTGCAAGGCAATACACCATGGAGTCCGCAAGTCATGGTGAACGGCAAACCGGATAAGTACGATGTTATCGGTCAATTCGTTAACTTCAGCTGGAAAGCGTTCGCCGGATGGGAAGTTTTGAACCCGATGTTCGGCATCACGCTTCGCCACAAATCGCAGTGGAACCTGTAACAATTTAAATGGTCGGAACAAGAGAGCGTATCTACCGAAAGGCGTGAACGGGCTCCGGGTTCCGTGAGGAGCCCCCGACCACCATTCTACAATGCCAAAAGACCAATCAAAACAGAATCGGACCCCGCAAGCCAAGGGGGACAATATAATTACGCCTCCTAAAAAGGCGTCAGCACATGGTAACGAGAACAAGCGCCAGATTTCTAGCTCAGGCGGCATGACGCCATCGGGCGGGACGTTGGGCGGGTACCCGAGCGGTGCGTAAACCAGAGATGGCGAAAGGAATCGTCATTATGATCGCTCCCAAAAAAAACTCAGGCGCTAAAGGCGGCATCATGCAGTCGCGCGCTGATATGATGAACGACCCGGAAGATCAAGCCGACCAGGGCGCAGATGAAGATACCGAGGACAACGGCGGCGGCGCCACGTGCAGTGTGCCAATAAGTTCATTATCCGTTGACGGTACGCCTCCCTCCGTTGGCGACACGGTCAACTTCTCAGTCGAAGGAACCGTAGGCAATATCTCGGGAGGCATGGCGCAGGTCGACATTAAAACAATCGATGGCGAATCGGCTCAAGACGACAGCGGAGATCAAGCCGGTGATGGAAGCAGCCCGGCGGGCACAGAAAGTCTTTCGGCAATGGGTGATCGACTCCGCAAAAAAGCGGCGGTGAGCAGCGGGGGGTATTAAATGCCGTTGCACGAATCCAATGCGAGCGATTCAATTTACGCGCATTTCTGGTTCGTGCTCTTCGGCGCCCTGCTCATGACGATAATCGGTTGCGCTGCGGTGCTTGCAGCGCTCGTTACGTTCTGGGGTAGGACACTCGTTCGCGCGATTGGAGGCCCACCGCGGTGAACGGCATTGCCGAAATACTGGCCGCTGGGAAATGCCCTGGAATAATCGTCAGTGACGGCAAGACTGAACAACGCAAGCTGGAGGACCAGAGCGCGCGCGACATCCTAAAAACCTGCCGCTGGCTAGAAGAGCGCGACGGCTCCAGGTGGACAAACGGCATGAACTGCGATATCGGCCCGCGCGTGATCAAAGAAGTTTGGCAAAGCGAGCTCTCGGATCAGCGCAAGAATTCGATCACTGAACGTTATGACGATGCCATCGCGCGCTGCGAAGAAAAGGCGGCGAAACTAGAGGATACCTAATGCAGATAAAGCAGGTCAGAAGTCTTTCGGCAGC